CAGGGGTGGAATATCTGAAACGTACATTATCACCAGCAATCCACTGACCTTCGGCCGTGGTTGGTGTAACTTGTTTATTGAATCCTGGTAGAAAACCTATCTTTTGTAGCATAGAAATCCGTTTCTATTACGAATATACTATATTTTGGAGGAGATCAACTCTTCTCCGTTTGAATAAAATTAAAAGAAACCGAGACACGCCAACCTTTCTCTCCTTTTTCTTTAGATTCATTCATTTGGACACCATGCGTTAACCAGGCGGGAAACATGATCATTTGTCCTTCTACCGGAGGATAAATAACCACTTGCCATAACTGTTTTGGTATTTCTTTTATTCGGCGAGGTGCTATAATATGAGGTCCCGGCCGAGGATCTTCAACAAATAAATTACCCGAATTCTTAGGAACTTTTACATAATAAACCCCGGACCATTGAGCATTAGGATGTAGGTGCTGCTTGTTATAAGACCCTGGATAATTAATATTGGCCCACATATTTCCTAGTCCTGGTTTAGGTTCCATACCATAATCTTTAAAAATTTCATATTGCATGGTGAAGAGTTCATTGATTAGAGATTGATATTCTTTTTTCTTATTCATGTCCGTTGGACTGTGCCATCCTCCACCTGAATTTGTTTTTGTTTTACCCTTATCTTTTTTACTCCAAGCTTTGATCAAGGGAAATAAATATTCATTCATTTTTTGAGGATTTGGTATCATTTTAAAATAGATAGGAGTTGGAAACAAAATATCACGGTTCATAAACTGTCTTGTTTGTACCAACAAGGAATAGTATACCGGGTACCCTTTATAACTTTCTTAACGCCGTGTTTCAGTTTATTACCTTCAAAACCAACCATTAAGCCTCTCTTTGGTTTTATGGTTTTATTTTCAACGAACGTTTGCCCTCCTTTAAAATCATCATTTAAATAAATAATAGAACTAAAATAATGATAAGCAAAATCTAAATGAGGGTCTTGTGATGAACCTAAAGGCCATTTAACGATTTGAAAATAATGTACAAAGTTTTGTTTATTTATTTTTTTACCTATCTCATCAAACCTAGAAGTTAAAAGGTCAGTATTAAATGAAGGATAAGAACTAAAAGTTACTACTTCAGTATTCCGAAATAAAAATGCCTCTTTAGTTATTTGTGGTTTATATAAAGCTGCATGAAGACTTATAAAATAATCACATTCTGTAGGAGTAAGAAAATTTTTATATCTATAAACCATACTATTGATAATTAAAATTAATAACCGATCTATATTCTTTATCAGTACAGGTAGAACTTGTATGCGATTGTTTACCAGTAAATTTAAGTAGTTTATTTCTTTCGCTTTTAATTTTTTTGCCCTCTTTAAATCTAGTATATCCATTATTAGAATTAAGATATAAGATAGCGGTGATTACTTCAGCTCTAGGAAAATCTATATGATATCCATGTTCAACAATAGTGGCCGCTTTCATATACAGATTAGCTTTTATTCTTAATAATTTATTAGGCTTTAAAAGATTTAAAACGGGCATTAAATCCTTAAAAAATCTGGAATTAATTTTATCATTATAATAAAAAAGATGGACCAATTGAGACTGTTTATCATGGGGTCCAACAATAGGATTAATATACCAAGGAAAAAAATTACCCCCGGTAAACATTATATCTTCAAGGTGTTTAAAATCTTTCTCTTTTAAAAAATTTTTATAAACCATACTATTTATAGTTAATATTTATATTATAACGTCCTTTACTATTTGTGCACGTAGTGGAGTTATGGGTCTCGCCATTAAATAGAAGGGCTCTGTTAGCTACATTGTAAATTTTTTTCTTTCCAATACGCGTGAACCCATTGCAGGTATTTAACGAAAGAAGAGCCACTTTATGCTTAAAAGCAAAATCCCTATGCTTAATATGCTCGTGTATTTTGTCAGTGTGTCCATAAAAATTAACTTTTATCCTTACTAAAGACTTCCATTTTAAAACAGGTTTGAATAAGGTTAAAAAATAAGGGTACAATGAACTGTGAACTTTGCCATGAAGAAAAATTATATGAGAACCATACCAATTGGCGAGGGAGACCTTCTCTTGTCTCTCAGACGACTGATCTCGGGGGTGATAAGTAACAAAATCATGTAGGTATATTGGCATATACGCGCTCCATACCACTTTTCGTACAAGTTCCTTAAAATCAGTTTTCTTCAGGAAATTATTTATTATCTTCATACCTTGCCTCCTATAGGTGTGATATAATTTCTTTATCGACTATCATTTTTGAGTTTAAAATTTCGAAACCAATCAGGAAGACCTAGAAAAGGTCTTTGATCATATTTATTTTTTTTAACCGTGAAAGATTTAGAATCATTATAATGTAAAAAAACTTGGCAACAGGTTTCTCCTTCGAAACGCTCACGCCAATGTTCTACTTTTCCGCCTGCGTAAATAAGCATGTCCCCAGGACTAAGATTTATTTTAATTCCTGTTAGTCCTTCTTTGCCAGAAGGCTCAAGATAAATAGCCCATGGATCCCCTCCTAAATTTAAAGTAGTAGAAACTTCACAGGCTGCACGGTCCTTGTGTCGGCGCAGAATATCTCCTTTTTTATAAAGTCGAGCATAAGAATAGGTCTCGGTTAATTTATAGCCTGTTTCCTTTTCCATTTCTGGTTTAAGCATGGTTAATAAAGTTTCCATTACCAAATCTCCGTAATGAGAATAAGTGTTAGGAACCTGTCCATCGTCCCATCGGCCCCATTCTTTACTAAAAGGAGAAATCCAGCGTGTATCAAAGAACAAACGAACTACTTTCCTTTTGTTTAAAAAATAATGATAACAGAAACTGGCGAGCTCAGAACTAAGGGCTCCTTTTAAAATTTTATATTTAACCCTTTTAAAATTTACCATTTTACTTAGGAACACATTGAATATTCCAATGAATAAATCTAAAAGGATGTATACCCATATCTATAGGATATTCATGAGGAACATACCCAGGAATAATAATCATGGTTCCAGGTTTAGGGGTATAATAAACCTTACCCGTAGCATGCGTTATTTTTTCCTCGTCGCTTTGAGGGAGGGTTTTCATAATTGCGCCTGGGCGAGGATCATGAAAAACAGGATAAGAAGTTTTGGAACTACATTTTAAAAAAAAGAAACCAGAAACGTGTTGATTGGGGTGTGTGTGTAATAGTTGGTGACCTGCTCCAGACTCACCAAATTCCTGTACCCACATTTCACTAAAATTTAAAGAATAATCTTTTAAATCCCATCCGCACCAGTTTAAAAATTCCCAACTAGAGCTTCCAGCAAATTGTGCAAAATCTTCCATTTCTGGAAGCTGAAATAGATTTGTAGAAAAATGAGACATTCCAAAATCTTTTAGATTTTTTTTAAATATTTTATTTCTCTTTTTAATAATTTCATTGCTTCTTTTTTGAGCTGCTTTAATATGTTTATCACATATTTTATTTAATGATCGTACACGTTGTGGAAACTCTCCGTGCCATATAGGACTTGAAAAATATTCCCAGCTCATAAAGACTGGCTCATTCTTTATAGTAGTTTTCATATAAATGGATCTCCTAGGTGCCATGATACTAAAGAATATCTAGTTCCTTTTGTTACGGGTGTAACTCGGTGCCATACAAAACTTGGAAATACAACTAACGAACCTTTCGAATTTATTTCCTGGCAAACATGGGGTTTATTTTTAACCGTTCGATTAAAATCAAATTCTAAGTTTCCGCCAATATACTCTTTTTGACCAGACAAGGAAATGGACATGGATAACTTTCTTATTTTCTTCTCCACTCCTTTTGGTCCTCTAAACAATGAAGGTTCGTCCCCGCTATCTTGATGCCAACCATAGTATTGTCCTTTTGTATAAATGGTAAATTGGGAAGTTTCAGAAGAGTCCCATTGAAAATTCCACCCTGCTTCCTTGTTAGAAGCATGAACATAAGGTATTATTTCTTTTTGAATCCATGGATCATTCATCCATACTACATCAGAGTCTCTTGCTTTTTTTAATTTTTTAATTTCAACAGGACGTAAAGGATTTTTCCGTAAATCACGGCCCTTTCCTTGATTTCCGGTAATACCTGTAGTTTTTTGGTGCTTGAGACCATAATTAATAATTGCATCACAGAGACGAGGGGGCAGTATATTCTGCCAAAACCAATAATAATATTTTAAGGTCATCCTGTCCTCATGTAAGAGTAATTAGAACAAAAGAAAAAATTATGTTGGGTGCTTATATTTTTTGAAATGTGATACCGTTGAGTCGAAGGAAATATAATATAGTTATTTGTCTTTAAGGGCATATGCCACGTGTTTCCGACTTTGGTATTATCATCATAGTCAATAATTAATTCACATGAGTCTTTAGCCACATCGACTCCATAAATACAAGTATAATCTGGTGCATTCCTAAGTAGCATCCTATCCACATGGTTACGATTAAGAGACAATTCCAATGGAGCATAAACATTTCCCCATTCCAACATCGGACTTAAAAATTTTTTATTAGGAACAATAAAATGATCTCTAAGATATGCTTGAAGTACAGTAGTAGCTTTAGTACTAGGTATTTTATAATCCTTAGAACGAATATAATCTTTTTCTTTTATACATTTATTAAAAGCCGATGAAAATAAAATATCATATTTGATTTGAGTGCGATCAATTTCAAATCCCAAAATATCTGCCTTTCCGCGAGGACTTGGTATTTCTCCATAATGTAAATCTATTTCGCTTAATACTTTCTTTTTCATAATAAAAGAAGGATTATATATGAAAATTAACTAAATGAAAAGTAAAGGTTTATATTGGTAGATTAGTATAAGTAATCCAAGTTTGAGTAGATTCATTCCATGTGTAATGTTCAAGGAGTCCACCCTTTTCATCTTGAGGAGAAATTGGAATAGGAACAGGGGCCTCATATTGACAGGTTGTTTCGTTCAATGTCCATGAAGGATAAGGTTTAGGTGTGATAAAAGCATCCCGTGTACTATCATAAGTGTATCCTATGCCTGCGGTATTTTTTCGATAAGGAACTTTATCAACTGTCGAAAGTTTCCATAATACAGCTGGCCAACCATGGGTTCTATATAAATAGCCTTGACCTACTGCTTCCTGAATTTTATTATTCTTTATAGTTTTAGCTTTATCAAAAGCAATAATATTAACTACGGTTTTTCCATCGTCCGCTAATTTTGCAAAAACTGAATTTGACATAAGATCTATGCTGTAAATGTTCCATCCGCTGGAAATGTATGAATAGTATCACATCCAGAAGTAGTGACACATCCAGAAGTTGTTGATGAGGAAGCAGTTAATCTTCGAATAATGACAATACCATTTCCTCCTGGGAAACCCTGATATGATCCACTGCCGCCACCTCCGCCACCACCCATTCCATCGGTTCCTTGGGTTGCTTGGACATTGGGGCTTGAACCTTTTCCTCCGCCACCCGGTGCTGAGCCTATAGGAGTTCCAATTTGTCCTGTGGCAGAACCTCCGCCACCTCGTGTCACATCAGATCCACTAATTGTTGAAGGTCTTCCGGCGCCGCCTAAATTGCCAGGTACACTACCGGGACGGGTCGCTTGTTCTGCACCAACTTCATTGGCTCCGCCACCGCCACCACCAGTGGTAGCTTGTCCAGGTCCTTGATCTCCGAATCCTCCAGCGTAACCTTGTAATCCTGTAGGAGTTGGGCTTGTATCAGGAGTATTTCCTGCACCACCATCAGTAGCGGGTTGATGACTAGGATTACATCCTCCACCCCCTCCAGATCCACCGTCTAATCCTTCGGAGTAGGTTCCACCGGCCCCTCCTCCGCCTCCGCCACGAGCAGATGTTATAGTGTCAAAAATTGAATTTCCACCCGTTTCACCGGCAGGTGGTACTTGAGGACTTGGCTTATCAGCTCCAGCTCCTACTGATATAGGATAAGCTGTACAGGGTATAACTTCATGAGCTTTACTAGCAATAACTCGATAACCGCCAGCTCCACCGCCCCCGCCGTTGTGACCACCAGAGCCACCTGCAGCGATAACGAGAAATTGTACATTATAAGGAGCAGCAGCACCAGCTCCAGATCCAAAACCTAAAATATTATACCCAAAAGACATTATCTTTCCTCCTATCCGTCATTAGCAGCGTCTGTAGTATAAAATAATTTAATTCCTAGTACTCGTGCGTCACCTGTAAAGGTATCACTACCATCGGCCGCATCTCTGTAAAGTTGAAAAAATGTTTGATCATCGTCAGCTGGAGAGCCCGCAATTGTCATTGCAGAACTAGCCGCACTCATTTGCACATCTTCTATAGTTCCGATTCCAGCATCTGTAACTTCTATAGCTGTTCCAAAAGCTACATCGGCTGTATCCCCTTCGGTACAGCTGACACCTTGAAGACCAAAAATACAGTTTCCTGTATCAGTATTACCTGGACTCCAAAAAACTTGATAGGTTACTGTGCCTAAATTCCATGATTTAGGCATCGCAATAGCAAACTGTGAATATTCGGCTGTACTTGCATCAAAATCTAAAACT